TTGCTTCGTGGTATACCGTACCAAGAAGAATGCAGTTCTGAATGCAAACACTGAATACTATCCTATCTTTGAGGTTCCGGCTTCACAGATGACAACAGGTTATGACGGTGCAAACGTAAATTGTGTACGTGACCGCAACCGTATCATTGCAGGCACCAAGTCAGCTTTGGTATACTACAATGACAGTCAGATTAACGAATACTTGCAGTTTGCTGATACTATGAAGATGGACTTCGCTGTTACATCTCCAAGCAAGCGCTTTGCAATTCTGAACTACGGTACCCCGGTATTGTATCAGCCTGCAAAGATTGTACGTATCGTTAACATTGGTGAGGAGGGCTTGTAATTGGCTTGATATAGATTTATAAGTTTAAAGAGTGAAAAGTGAAAGGGAGGGAGTAATTGAACTCCTTCCCTTTTTGTTTAAAAATTCGTATTATGGAAAAAGTAATCTTAAAAAGTTGGGTGTATAACAACCATAGGATTGTGCTTAATGGTGGCCCGGTACAGTTTGTTAACGGTAGAGCGGAAGTATCGGAAGAACTCTATCAAGAAATAGTAAGACGTAAACTTCCCGATATTTACAAGGAAGGTGAGGAACCGAAATTCAAAACACGCCTTGAAGAAAAACTTCGTTTGGAAGTGAAAGAAGGGAACAAGGAATATGAAGAGGAAATAAAACGTCTTAAGAATATCGTCGAGGCGCAGAAGGTTGAAATTTCCAAGAAAGAAAAGGAAATTGAAGTATGGAAGAAATGCGTCGAGGACTTGAAGGCAGGAAACAAGGAAACGCAGGCAGCAGCCCCCGAACCGGAAACAAAGCAGGAAGCCTCTATCAAGGAAGAAGAGGACGACGAGGTGAAGACGGTTCTTAAGAAAATGAAGGTGGACGAACTGAAAGAACTTGCAATGACAGAAGACGGAGGTTCTTTCAAGGAAGAAGACCTTAAAGGCAAAAAGAAAGAGGAAATTATAGATATGATTTTGTTTAAATAAAAATATTTTACAAAGATGGGTGGTCGATTGACGTTTACAATAAAATACAAGAAAAATTCCGGACTTGTGCTGTCTGTAGCCGAGATATGGCAGACATACTTATACGGAATAACCATTGACGGAGGGCAAGGAGCATCATTTACGGACGAATCCATGCGTTCCTATATAGAATCAGCACAAAGAGAGGTTGAGAATTGGTTCAATTTGAAATTTGTAAAGCAGTTAATCGACCAGCATTTGACTTATTATCAGAAGGATTATTGGCAGCAATTCCCTATATTGTTTCCGTCTTATCCGGTAAGGGAGCCGTTAAGCATGATTGGAATGCTCAATAAGATAGAACAGATTATATACCCCCAAGGATGGCTATCATGTCAATATGATAGCGGTATGGGACAAGGGAAAAGAAGATTGAGCGTTGTTCCTACCGGGTCTTCCACGACACAGGGAAACGCGGAAATCATATTGACGGGTATAACGTCACAGGTAGGTATGCAGCGTTTCCAGTATATACCGGATTATTGGAGGGTACAGTATATAACCGGGTGGGATGTAGACCAAATGCCTATGGACTTGATTAATCTGTTAGGAAAACTTGCAACTTTTGGACCAGCTTCAATTGCCGGGGATTTGATTCTTGGTATTGCTGGTGTTGCTGGGCAATCTCTAAGCATAGACGGGTTAAGTCAAAGTATAAGCACTACAGCCTCCGCAACGTCTGCCGGATATTCCGCACGTTTGCTTCAATATCAGAAGGAAATAAAAGAGACTGTAGGAAGATTGAAGCTGGTGTACGATGAAGTAAAATTTGCTGTATTTTAATATTATGGAAAGAACGGTTTATATATATGCTTTAGTTGGTGGAGAATCAGATATTAGATATATCGGACAAACGGTTAATTTAAAAAGAAGGTGAATTTATAAAAGAATGGGGAAGAAGAAAAGATTTGCTTTGTATGTTTAGCAGTTTATCTCCAATAACATATTGTTTAAATCATAGAAGGTTGTCAGCAGGTGGGTATATATGGATTTATAAAGATGAATATACAGATGAATTATTGAAAAACAAAGTTGAATTTTTAATAAAGAAATAAAATGCCAGAGACAAGAAACATATTACAATCCCCGTCTTCCGGATTGAGTAATTTTAGACCGGAATTTTTTAAATCGGAGTTTGACAAGGCGATACAAGCCAAAGGTTACGATGTGGAGATAATGCGCGCTTTACGTTGCCCGTGTCATGGAAAAGAATCTGCATTGCCGGACTGTCAGAATTGTTTCGGTACCGGATATTTCTATGTGAACGTGATACATACAAAGGCATTGATAACCGGAATAAACTTTACCGACAAATACAAGTCATGGAGCCAAGAACTTTTAGGTACAATGGCTGTAACGGTAAGGGATATAGACAAGGCGAATTTATCCTATTATGACAGGATTTCTTTCAGAAATGAAATATCGTATTTTTCTGAAAATCTTCCTATAAGGTATGACGATATGGGACAGCCGTTTGTGTTCACTACATATAAGCCAGTACAAGTATTGGCGATGTATCTGTTTGAGGCTTCAAACAAACCCCTTGTAAAGACGGATAAAGGACATGTAAGCGACGTTAACCCTTATTGTATTATATTGGATATGGAGATAGACGCTTTGCCCGAAAATGGTTTTGTGTCGGTATATTACAAACATAATCCGGAATATCATGTTATAGATTTGCCGCATGAGATACGCGCTTCATGGGCCACTGACAAGAAAAGCGGACAACTCAATAAGATAGAGCTTCCGGTCCAGGCTATTGTAAGAAGGAGCCATCTTATAGCGATAGAGAAGCTGAATTTTGATGGTAGCGGTGTGATATATAATGAAGATGTGTAAAAATTTGCTTTTTTGATGAAAAGTGTTTAGATTTGTACAAATTTAAATATTTTGTATTGTGAGAGCAAAGAAAGTTTTGGAAGTCCTTGGTATAAGCCGGGCAACATTATCCAATTATGTAAAGGAAGGAAGGATAAAAACCCATAATTCCGCTACACAATGGATAGATTACGACGATGAATCGGTATATGCGATTGCGTCTAAAGGACAAAGAAAGAATGTAATATATGCAAGGGTTATGAATAAACATAACCTTAACAAGCATATAGAAGCATTGGAAAGGTATTGCAGGGAAAACGGACTGCACGCCAAAGATGTATATAAGGATGTGACGTTTAACGTTACATTGGCGCAAAGAAAAGGGTTCAACAAGTTGTTGGACGACGTGATATCCTATAAGATAGGAACGGTAGTAACACTGAGCCGGAAAAGTTTATCGGGAACGGACAGTGAGTTTATAGAGATATTGTTTGCAAAGTTCGGGTGTGATATAAGATACATAACGGAAGAATAAGGTGTTGCCTCTATATGTTGACATATCGGAAACGGTTGCGGAATTCGCGTTGACACCACAAGAAGCGGAATTCCTTGGAACACGTCTTGTTGACGATGTAGTAAAGGAATATATGCGAAGGTGGAATGCACTTGTGGATTCCGAACTGCACCAGACACGGGGGATATATCGGTCTGCTATGCAGGTAGACCGGACTTCTGCCACATCTGTAGAATTTGTATTGTCTGCAAGGGCGGCAGGTCCTCTTCCTATGATGCTGGAAGAGGGTGCGACACCGTTTGACGAGAAGATAGGATTCCAGCGTTCGGACAAGGCGAAGATAAAGAAGGACGGTTTGGGATGGTATCTTACAATACCGTTCAGACACGCCACACCCGGAGCAATAGCGGAATCCGGAATATTTAGCTCCGTTATGCCTAAAGATGTGTACGATATGGCACGTAATGCAGGAGGGCAACCATTGAAGCTTGCAGACTTGCCGATAAGCCAACAGGTAAAGGGAAGCCGGAAGGAAATAAACATACCCGGAATGAACGTACCAGAATACATGCACAAGTCGGCAAAATATGAAGGTCTTGTAAGGGTTGAGGCCCGAAGTTCGGACCAGGAAAAGAGAGGTCAGTATATGACATTCAGAAGAGTTAGTGATAAGTCAGACCCTACAAGCTGGTTCAATGGTGGTATAACAGCTAAAAAACTCATGGACAGGGCTTTAGAAGAGGCCCAGATAGAATATGTTGCTGAAATGGCGATAGACGAGGCATTAAAACAA